ATGTTTCACAAAATTTCGCAGCCGGAAACTGGTTGTACTTCTGTAATTGTCGACATGCCCGCGGAGCTGTACATAAACCTTGTTGAGAGGATATATGCGGACGAGCAGGGAGGACTCCCGGGACAGCGCGCCGCTCTTAAGACAAAGACGGCTAAGATAATTCGCGAAAGAATGGTGGCAGACATATCAAAAGGTGCATCTTTGCCACCTTTGGTTGTCGGGGTTTTGGTCGACCCAGATATTTATGAAGCACAGACCCGCGAGCTTAGCAATAAGGAAGGTATGCTGAGCTTGATTAAGGACGTAGATCTATCAAGACTCTCGATCATCGACGGCATGCAGAGAACTACCGCTATCCTGGAGGCAGCGCGAGAGTCTGGATTCGGCGGGATTAGCGACTTGCGTGTCGAATTCTGGATCTCGAGTAGCGCAAACAATCTGATATACAGAATGTTAGTGCTGAACACAGGGCAAGTCCCTTGGGATATAGCGCGCCAGCTTGAAGCTATCTACAGGCCGCTCTTGGAAATGGTGGAGCAGTCGGTATCTGGCACCATCAAATTTCTTTCAAAGGACACAGGTCGACGCTCAGGCCTCTCTGCCAGCGAATATGAGTCCGAGGACGTTGTAGAGCTCCTTCTGATATTTTCGTCAAGAAAGAGAGAGCTTAACCTTAAAGATCGAATTGCGCAGGATTTTGTCCGTTTGGACATGATCGAATCATCTTCGCATGTTGATGTAATGCAGTTTTTTAGTGAATCCGTCCTGCTCCTCAGTAAGCTTAATTCCGCGTTCTCAACCTTCCAGGCGGATTCGACTCAGAGTCAAACGCTCAAACGTTTCGCGAGTGGCAAGGAGGTTTTTCGAGCGTTTCCTGCCAAGGCGGGGTTTATCTCGGCGCTCGCAATACATCTTTTTGGCAAGCCGGGAATCGAAACCGATTGGCCTGCCGTAAACGAAAAATTCGGCAAAGCTAAAATTAATCTCGAGCGCCTTATCGCAGCTGTGCAGGGTGCAGCGACGGCACATGAGAAGGAAGCGGTGCTTTGCCTCGAAGACCTGGAAGAGAGAATTGCAGCGCACAGGGTCGCTGCGTCTCAAGTGGGGCGCTTTGAGCGTGAATATTTCGAAAAAGCTTTCGGCGTTCTTTTTGACGATGGCAGCATCCTTCAGAACTTCAAACCGTGCTGGCACGCTTACTAATATGCCAATCCACTGGGATCCATATATGGCTGCCGCCACCGGCAAGATATGTGCACTGGCCCTCAAGGATACTGAGGGCGGCCTGCGTACCGCTAGAGTGTCTGCCAAGCGAATGGAGGCAGCGGGATTTCTTGAGCACTTGACACTGGATTCAGCTCATCCTGCGATCATTGCGGATGGTGGATTTCTTGTTCCTCTCATTGCGGGCGCTGATCGCTACGTCGTCCTGTATAGGAAGGATGTCTGCGACGAGCTGATTCAAATGGTGGCGAGAGCGCGTGAGGGAAACGCCCAGCCATGCGACTTTATCGACGCGTTTTTCTTATTTCTCGTCACAGAGTTCGATGTGCCGCTTTTGGCGAGCACGACGCGGGAGATCGCGCATTCACTTATATATATGGAGGCGGGAAAGTCGCTCATCAGTTTTGACGACGCAATTCGGCTGCATGGCTCTTTCTTTGCCTGGAAAGTTGAGGGAGAAGCGTGCCCGGCCGATTTTGTTGACCTACTGACGCTTGGTGCGAATGGGGAGTATTTCCTCGAATGCAGTGGCGACGCGCATGACTACGGTTTTGGCAGAATAGCGAATACCTCGTCTAACCTTGCTGCACTGGACCTTCGCACACTATGCCGAGCGATAATCAATCCAATATCACTGGTTGTCGATAAAGAGGTCAGTCTGGCAAATGTCACTTTCGCACAGCCCGACCAGCTCACCAAGGCATTAAGGAATGTCTCTCACAATAGAGAGGAGTTGGTTTTCGGTCACGGGGGCGGGATTTGCTTCAGATTTGTGCGTGATGGCGGCGAGTACCTGGCTTTATCTCTACGGAATTTTCATGAGTTTGAAACTAGAGCCGTTCTTAACACCTTGACTGAAATAGGCGTCAATGAAGTTGCGTTTGATCAAGCCCACTTCCTTTCATTTTCCTTTGCCCACGGTCGTTATTTCGATGTGGCAGGCGAATATCTCTCCAGCCCAGAGAGTCTTGAGAATACGCTGGACGTCAAGGAGCATTTTTGTGCCTCACTTGATGATATTATTTCTGTGTACGAGGATGTTCGGGTGTTCGAACTGACTCAGTCCGCGAGCCGCTCGCCTTTCTCGGTCCTCTGCCACCTCGCGACTCAGTTTAAAACTGCGCGCGCCCCGTTCGTGCCCAATGAAATAATTGAAGTTTCGCGACGATTGTTGCAGCATCCGAACGTGCCGCACGAGAATATATACCTCTCGCTTTCAGCGAGCCATTGGAAGCATGCTTTCATAGAAATATATAGAGCAATTGAAGGCCTGTACTACTTTGGATGGATGCATGGCGTGAGATCTACCTTGAATATCGAGATTAGCGAATATGAACTGTATTTGCAGCTCCAAGAGAAGATATCCTGGAAGTATAAGGAGGAGCCATCAATTGCAAAGCTTTTTGAGCTCGTTCCGAGGGCAGTTCTCGCCTCCAACGATCCCCTGCGTATAAAATCATTGGCTGATCGATTTGAGGGGACTTCCGACTCTGAGGTGATGAGAAAATTTTCCCACTTAATCTATTCGATTCGAAACTCCAATGTTCACCAAGGCAAGTCGGGGCACACGCATTCCGTGGACGTCAGCGCCGATTGCTGGCCAAAGCTGACATGCTGCTTATTTTTGATTGTGGAACATCTGTATTCAGTCCACGGGGCAGGGATGCCGCGACTGTATTCACTGAATTCTCCGCCACAGGGCGGCCTCAAGAAGTGAGCCCAAGGCCTGACGCGGACGTGTGTTCATGAGCATCGCAAATTGAGATACTGTTGGCTCGCGCTCGACAGATCAATTCCCATTCCTCAGCCTCATGTGCGGGCCATCGCACGATGCCCAGAGCTGATCGGGGGCGGAATCGACTGATGCGAAGACCTTCGCAGTGACGGATAGGTCTCTGCGTATCCAGGGCGCGGTAGGCTTGCATCCCAGCCCTTGATGCCGGCGTACCGCTGTATCGGCTCAGCCAGTAGATCATCTGCAGAAACTGCCCATGACTAAAGGCAATAGCATGGGCTGCGCCAGTACCTGCATCAAGCGATCCGAGCCCGTCTGACACTCTCTCGACGAGCATGGAGGAGGATTCTGCACCCGGCCCATCCACGTACTTTGGATCTCCGCGCCGCCAGTATTCATCCACCCACTGCTTTCGCTCAGCAGGAGTCGTTCCCGCACACCTGGCAGGGCATAGATAGGTGAATTCTTGCAAGGGTAGCTGCTGGACGACGAGACCAAGCCGCTCCGCGATGGGAGATGCTGTCTGAAGTGCTCGAAGGTAGGGAGAGCTCCAAACGGCTGTCACTGGAAACGGGAGCGCAGTTTTTGCTAGCTGGTTTTTGATCGAGATGAACCAGGACTCCAGCATGTCCGACAACAATGCGTCGTTGACAGTGCCCAGGGCGTCGTCCAAGAAGCTGGGACCAAAAACAAGGTCAGTGTGAGCGTAAAGGCTCTCAATCTGCCGAAGCTTTTTGGTCAAGCTCGACCTAGCGAGTGATGATCCTTCAAGCAATGACCACACAGCAGCCCAGTACCTTGGCAAGCCGTGAACGCTGTCTATCAGCAAGGGCCCATGGAGCGGACGGGGAACATGCGGGTCGGCAAGCTGCAGGAGCAAGACGCAATCCTCGCTGGATGTACCTTTGCGTTTGTACCATTGTTCAGACTAGTGTTGCGGGACTTTGTTCCTGAACAGGGGCTCCTGCGCAACACCGGCAAATGTACCTGCTTTTCGCATAATGTATACAGCGTGAGCGCTCTCAAATCCTGAGACGGCAGCTTGCGCCTTGTGGGGCAGGGCAAATCCAACAGCCAGGCACAGCGCCATTGCCGTGGCAGCGAGCTTCCGCCAGACGGCCTTCTCTTCGCGACTGACGGCACGCGCCTCTCCGACTATGCCCAGCACGCGAGCGAGCGGCAGGCCCGTCAGCCCCGCCAAGGTTGCGCACATCACCGTATCCGGCAGCGAATAACCGGATTTCCAGTTCGCGATCGTCCCGCGTGATACGCCGAGCTGCCGCGCAAATTCCGCATCACTACTGACGTTCAGCGCCTTCCGCGCTGCATCGATGAGGTCTGTAACCGTCTGCATCGTTCAACCCTGTTGACACCCCTGTTCAACCCCTTTATACATTGCTCCGCGTTCAACGGTGTTGAGCTCCCTGCCACCGGCACCCCAAGGCCGCTGGCGGGCTCTCTTGGGGCTTGGGGCGGAGCCGGTGAGATGGGTAAGACGGGAACCCCAGATTGGTCACTGAATTCGACCTCTAGCTTTGCGCAGGAGCTCTTTCATCTTCTCTGCAACACCACTCAGGCGGTCAACCTCTTTCTTAAGGGCGGCCAATTCATCCCGGGTGATGAGCAGTTCAGCATCTCCCCGTCCAGGATATCTCTCCTCGAGCCGCACCATTTCTGCGCGCAAAAAACTAATGGCGAGCGTCGCGGCACCCGCCTGATGGATGAGGTCGGCATCGAAAGTGATCAGCTCCCCATCACTCCAGACGATGTCCGAAATGCAACCACTAATGACAGTGAAGGCCGACCTTGCGTAGCTAAACGTCCGCTCGTTGTCATCGACGGCGAGCAGTTCTTCCACGCACCCGACAGGGAGCGTCATCTTGATCACGCGCGACATTGCGAGATTAAGACGCGCATTCTTCCCTGCCAGCAGTTCCGCGACATTTCTATCATGGGACTGCTTCGCATACAGCCACGCGCCGTAGCCAATGATCCAAGTGCCCGCAGCTGCGAGCCAATCCGCAGCTGCCCCGGCCTCTACGCATTTCAGTGGTATGTCGCTGCCGATCAGCACCACCACGGTAAGTGCGACGCCGAGTATTGCGCAGACGCCGCACGCGATTGCCGCGTCCCGGCTAGATATATGCCCGACTCTCTCTTTACCCATGCGCCGCCCCCCTGTGGCGTCCTTGTCGTTGGGGGGATTCTGGCATGACCGAGCCCCTACTTGCCTTCGCCCTGTTAGGGGCCATTGCAGCAGTCTCCATCGGTGCCGCCCGCATCGTGTCGTGGCTGCTGGACCGGCGTGACCGTGCCGCCGTCCAGCGCGCCAAGGAAGCGACCTTCGTCGCCCAGGCACGCGCCGAGCTGGCCGCAACTGGCTGGACTCCGGATCACGAATCGCTCTATCAGGCCGAGATTGCCGTAACCAAGCGCGGTGATCTGTTGGCCGGAGCCACCTTCGCCGAACAGCAGGAGGGCGTCCATGTTCCGTAACAGCCCCTTCCCGTGGGTCCTTCCTGCTGCCGGCCTCTTCGCTCTCGTTCCGAACCCGGCAACATTCGTGTTGGTCGTCTTCGGCTTCCTGCATTACGTCATGGGGAGCATGCGCAATGGCCGTTGATCGTGCGCGCTTCCGCATGGCGATCGTTGGCGGGGCAGGGGGCTTTTCCCCGCTTTCGCCCGGTGAAAAGGGGAAGCTGGCAGCGGCGGCAATTGGCCCGGGGAGTAACACGGGCCAAAAGGGTCAGCAGGACGCAATCATTGACTACCTGACCATTGTGGTCCCGCTCTCTGCCCTTGAAGAAGTGAACTGCAAGAAGCTGGACCTCTTGCTGTTCCGCATTTTCGGCTTCCGTGGCGAGGTTGTTGCCGGTGCGATTCGCGAGAAGAACTGGAACTTCTACGAGCAGTCGGCGGTGCTGATCGACCGGGAAAACGAGGTGGTTGGTCGTGTCGGCATCGGGGGCAAGAAAAGCACCGTATGCCTGAGCCTCACCGGCATGGGCTGCAAGTGGATTCGTGACTGGGCGCGTGTCTACAAGCAGTGCGCCATGCTGGACGCCAAGATTACCCGCGTTGACTGCGCGCACGACGACTACGAAGGCGAACGCCTGGACGTGCATGCGCTCCGCGAGGTTGCCGCACAGGGCGGCTTTACCGAGGGCGGATGCCCTCCGCGTCACCGCTTCATTTCCGATGAAGGCCACAACACAGGTTGCACGTTGTACGTCGGTGGCAAAGGCCACAAGGAACTGTGCGTGTACGAGAAGGGCAAGGCCGAGGGCCTACCGTCCTCGCGTTGGGTGCGCGCGGAAGTGCGCCTGTATGGCAAGCACATGGAAATCCCGCTGGATGTGCTGTTGAACCCGGGCGCATACCTGCGCGGCTCGTACAGCGCGCTGCAGGACCTCATCAAGGGCGTGTGCACACGGCTGCGCACGATCCGCAAGCACGTCGAAGTTTCTGCCGAGGCAATGGTGCTCTGGATGGAGCGTCAGGTAGGCCCGGCCCTCAGTGTTCTGCATGGAGCCTTCGGTGATTCGTTCACCGACTTCCTGCTGGCGCGCGTCGTCCGTGACGGTCACCCCGGACGTTTTCGCGGCATTTCCAAGGGTGAACCACTCCATCGCTACGTGAGAGAAGAACTATGCCTATCTGCCGCGTGAAGTCCGCCGCCGTCGAAGAACGGCACAACAGCAAGACCAACTCCATCATCCGCTCCCAGATGGTCGGCCTCGATTTCGGCAACGGCTTCGAGCTGCCGTTCCGTGTCGGCCTGGGCTCGCGCCCGCCGTACCCCCCGGGTGAATACGACATTGACCCGCAGTCGTTCGCGCTGAGCCAGTACGGGGACCTGATCCTGAAGCGTTACGTGGACCTCGTTCCGCTTTCGGCCAAGGCGCTGCCAGTGGCGGCGAAGGCCTAAGCCATGGGTCTCTGCGTTGTCTTCGGGGAAGACGGAAAGCTGATCCCAACCGGTCAGCCCGTTGATCAGTGCGCGGGGTATGTGCTGATGAGCAGCGCAGAGGCATCCATGGTGACCGTCATCGCGGACGCCTTCCAGCCTCCAAGCAAAGAGCAGCTGGCGGTATGGGCAGGCGGTCCGTTCGGCCTCCTTCTTTTCCTCTTCGTCGCAGGTCGGATTGCCGGTTCCGTGGCGACGTTCTTCGACAAAAACCGGTAACCCAACCACTCATGAAAGGAGTTTCACCATGGATTACGAAAGCATCCTCAGCGGCCTGTCGGTGGCCGGTGCACTGACCGCCTTCGCTGGTGCCGCCGCGCTGATCGCGCTGGTTGGCTTCGGCAAGTGGGCAGCCAAGAAGGTGGCCGGATTCTTTGGCGGCTGATCGCAAGGGCAGGGTGGGGCAGGGTTACCTGCCCCTCTTTATTGGAGGCGTTATGGACTTTGACAGCATCCTTGCAGGCATTCGCCCACAGCTGGTGGTTATGGCGATCTGCGGAGCAGCTGCTATTGCCGCGCAGATCGAATTTGCACTGTGGGCCGCGCCCAAGGTGGCGCGATTCTTCATCGCGAGGGGAATGCGATGATCTGGTGCCTTTTCGCGGGACTGCTGAGCGCGTTGTGTGGCGTGGTGGCGTGCATGGGGCTGGACGCATGATCCGGCCGTTCGCGCTAGTCATTATGGCGTCGCTGGCACTGGCGATGCCTGGACATGCGCGGGGTGCTGAGCCATGCCGTTTCGCGTCAGAGTGCGATCAAGGCAATGCGTACGCTGCGGCTTCCGCCTATGCCGAGCGTACCGCCGCCGGGCGTGAGAATGCTCAGGCATGCGTGCTAGAGAAGGATGCCTCAACCATCGTGGGCGGAATCACCTGGACTACCTGCGTTCCAAGCTATCAGACGGTGGTTGAGTCCTTCTACTTCCATGGTCAGTGCTCCAAGCGCCCTTATGAACTTGGTTGGCAAGGTGGAGAGACAGCGGCCACTGTGAATGCCTGTCACAACGGCTGCATGTATACCAGCTCACTTGATCCTGAAGGGGCTGCAGGCGTCGGTTTCTTCCCTACCGGTGGGACTTGCACAGAGTCTGATGCGCCAGCGCCGACCCCTGCGGGTGATGGCGGTGGCCCAGGTGGCGGCGACGGTGGTGGCACCGATCCGGGCGGCGGCGATGGAGGCGGCGACAACGGCGGCGGGGATGGCGATGGCGGTGGAAACAACCCCGGTGGCGGTGATGGCGGCAGCGGCGGGGGAGACGGCGATGGCGACGGAGATGGGGACGGGGACGGGGATGGGGACGGCGGTGGTCCCGGCCCGGGGCCAGGTCCCGGTGAGGGCGACGGAGATGGTCCCGGCGAGGTCGGTAGCGATGGCGGCCCCCTGTACGAGCGGGACAAGAACCTGACGCTGGACAAGGTGTTCAACGACTTCAAGCAGCAGGCCGAGAAGCTGCCGATCATCCAAGCAACCAAGTCGTTCTTCACCGTCAGCGTCGGCGGCAGCTGCCCTGTTTTCACGCTACCGGCGTCGCAGTACTGGGACACGATGACCTTCGATCTTCACTGCTACGGCGTCATCTATGAGTCATTCCTGCTGATGGGCTGGGTACTGCTCGCTATCGCGGCATTTATGGCCGCAAAGATCGCGCTGACATGATGAACACTCTCGCCTTCCTGATGCCGCACGCCGGGTGGTTGACCGACCTCACTCAATGGCTGCTCCGGCAGATACAACGCTTCTGGGACGCCCTTGTTGCGTTCTTCAATGACCTGCTCATTCTCGCCATTCAGACGATGCTGGCGCTGATGATCAAGATGATTGGCGCTCTGCCAGTTCCGGATGTGTTGAAGAGCTACAGCATCGGCACGCTGCTTGGAAATGCGGGCAGCACGGTGGGATGGTTCGTGCAGACATTCAAGCTTGGCGAGTGTTTGGCGCTCATCGGCTCCGCCGTCGCGTTCCGGATTCTGCGCAAGGTCATGACTATGGGGAAATGGTGACATGCTGGTTTTCAATGAAGGCGTTCCGCGTGCAGGGAAGAGCTATGACGCGGTTAAGAACCACATCCTGCCGACGATCAAGAAGGGGCGACGGGTGTTCGCCCGCCTCAATGGCCTCAGCCATGAGCGAATCGCGGAATACCTGGGCATGCCGGTTGATGAGGTGCAGCAGCTGCTCACGCTGGTAGACACGAAGGACGTGGCAGCGACGTTCGCTTGCTACAAGGATGATGTGACCGGCCAGTGGTGCATTCCGGATCAGTTCAAAGACTCGCTGTGCGTCATTGATGAGGTGCATGAGTTCTACGTCGCACAGCGCCAGCCGTTGCCCGATGCGGTAGAAAATTTCTGGGCGCTGCTTGGTCAGAACGGCGGCGATGCGGTCATCATGACGCAGTGGATCAACCGCGTTCATCAGGCGGTGCGTGCGCGCATCGAGCGCAAGAACGTCTTCCAGAAGCTCACCGCTGTAGGCATGAAGAACCGCTACCGGGTGACCTTCTTCCACACCACCTCGCCGGGCAAGTATGAGCGGGTAGGGGGCAAGACTGAGAAGTACGATCCCGCGATCTATCCGCTCTACCACGGTTACGCCGTGGGCGCTGAGAATACCGAGGTGTACGAGGAGGGCGGCACCAACGTTTGGAAGGCGCTCGCGCTCAAAGGCGGCGTAATGGGCGTGGTCGGGATCGTCGGCGCCGTGGCCTTTATCGGTTTCTTCCTGAGTGGCGGCGGGCTGGTGCCGGAGGAAGAAAAGGCGAAGGAAAAGCAGCTGCATGGCGTCACCGCCGCGGCGCCGGCAGATCAAAGCACGATTCCGAATCTGCCGGGCGTGCCTGCGCCCAAGGCGGAGCCTGATCCAATGGACGCGTTGACGCCAGAGCAGCGCTACGTGGCGCAGCTGTCGAAGGTCAACCGTATCCGACTGGCGCTCACGGCTGTCTTTGGCGACCGCCAGGTCGGCATGGTCGAGTGGGTGGACAGCAGTAACAACACGGTCGATCAGCTGACGTTCGACGCGTTGATTGCGCTGGGGTTCCGGGTGCGGGTGTTCGCCTATGGCGCCAACATCAGCGCCGATCGTTACAAGCTGGTCGCTACGCCATGGCCGCGCCAAGCGCCGCGACGGGAGGAAGACCCGACGCTCTACCGCCTGGACAAGCCGGACGCTGGCACCGGCATTGCGACCGCAGGGAGTGAGGCCGGTGCTGGCGTCCGGGTCATCAGCGCACAGGGGGCGGCGTCCACTGCCGGGGGGACGCTGGTTCGGGTCGGTGAGCGCCCTATGGGGACATTCCCGGAATCGAAGCCATACCCGCCCAGCTTTTGAGGCGTGATGCATCACGCAAATCACAGGGATCGAGTACCATCCCCCCAATCTGGAGGGGGAATATGGACATTCGACTCGGGGCGATATGCGTGTTGCTGGTCGTGACTGGCGTGGCGTCAGCGCAGCAGATTAATTCGGCGAGAGGCCCGGCGCCAAAGCCAATTCCGGCAGCGCCCAAGGCCGCGCACAACTCGATGGCGAAGACGACAACGCCATTCAACTGCGAACAGTATCGTTGGCCGAATCATCCGCATCCAGGAATGAAGCAATTCTGCGATGGATTGGAAGCAAACACGCTCCAGGACGAGTCGCGCCGTGCTGGGCGCCCCGGTCCTTCGGATAGCGTCGTGCAGCTGCCTTCACTTGGATCCGATGCGGCTAAGCGATCAGGATTCGCCTGTATCGGCGGTCAGGCGTTTCGAAAAATCCAGAATGGTTGGGAGCAAGTTTCAGCACCAACAGGCGGCTGGCAGCGCTGCCGAGAGCAGTAACCTCGGGGTGTAGGGGCAGCGCCCCTACGGTGGCGCCTTACACGCGCTGGCGGGGCCTCGGCCCACGGCTCATGTAGACAACATTGGACGCCCCGGCGTCGGAACCGGGGTCGCCCACGCCGAACCGCCGATCTCGGCGAATTCTGAGGGCTTCGGCCAGGTAGATGACACTAGATCTCGCCGTAACTGAAGCCGTCCGGGCAGCTGCAGCCCGGGGTGCAGCCTCGGCCATCATCAGTCGCCATTCCCGGGCAATGTTGCAGCTCAGGGACCACCAAGCCATGTCGCATGGCTCCAGCTGATGACCTTCGGGAGTGAACATGTGCCCGCCTTGGAATCCGAAACCGGCCCAAGGGCCGGTTAGATCTATGCGGTCGTGGTGACGGGACAACTTTTTCCGTACTCAGCTCGGCACCGCAAAACAAGCGGTTGTCGGGCATTGACTCTGCAAGGAGGGAGTATGAACGCGCAGTCGCTTCGACTAAAAATGTATCCAGTCCGGCATCTGTAACTAATTCCGTATCTACACCTGCCGATTTCGCCGCGATAATTGTCAGGCGGTTACTCTAGGTGTACGGTTGCAGCGGACTCTCAGGGCCTGGCGATCGAGCGGGCGGCCTGTGTCACGCCGAATCGTGATCGTGGCATCAGCGTCACCCTCATCGACAGTCGCAGAAGCTTGACTTGGTGACGCTTGGACTGGATCTCTTAAGATGAGTTTGGCGACGCGAGCGCGAAAACGGATCTTGGGCGTGAGAGCGGCGCGGACCAGCAACTCTGCGAACCTCTGGCATCTTAAGTCGCCAATCGCCAGTCACGCAGTCACGCTCAGCGGAGATCTGAGCATGCTCCTGTTCTACTACTGCGAGGGTGATCCAGCAGTCTATAGAGCTGAATACGCCGGAGCAGAAGTAGATCTTTCGATAGGCAACCAGAAGGCCGTTGCCGATGCAGTTGTTGTCTTGGAGGATGGGCACTCCCAATGCCGGGTGGTGGGTGACGGATCCCCCAAAATCCTGAGCAACATTGCTGCGCTTCAGGAGGTCTGCTGTTGCCCAATCACTTCAATTTCCGTTGGAGATCTACTTGGCGCGTCCCTGCGCATCCGAAACTGGAGGGCGGCAATCGCAGCGTTTCACCGCTGCCAGGGAATGGATCTGGCCCCGCTTGCCGAGGAGGTGGAAGCCTACGTCCGGCTTCGTCGGATCACCACCTTAGGAAATCTTGTCAACGGGTTGGATTCTCATCACCCTTCGCATGTGGTCGGCGCAGCTGTACTGGCGTTGCGCTCACGCGCAGTTCTATCGAACCTAGACACCACGCCCTGGTCTATGCAAACGCGGCTGGCAAGGCTTAGTCATGGCCGCCGCACATAG